GGCGGCGGCGGGGGTTGCCTCAGTGCTCAGTACCGCAACCCCGGTGGCAGATTTTGAAAGCGACGCTGGCTTGGATTTATCGGTGGCGGCGAGCGGCGATGAAATCCAAGTGACCGCGACAGGCTTGGCCGCCACGGAGTTCAGTTGGTTTGTCCACGCTGATGTCTATGAGGATTCTGAGCAATAATTTCGCCGCAAGGCAATTAACCGGGCCTTTGCGGCCCTCTCAAAAGGAGTTTTCAAATGGGTAATGTTAAAGTTGAATGTGAATTTGATCCGAATGTGCAACCCCCAGATGTCACCCTACAGCAATGCAAGGAGGCTGTTCGCTTGGCGAATTTTGGGGGCGATAACTCTGCCTACAAAAGCCTGGTTCCAACTCGTGGGCCAGGCTCAGGGAAGGTTACGGGTCTGATGGCGCGAGTTGATCCCTCCATTGCTTTGGATATGCAGACCTTGCTTACGGCGCAGTTTGGAGTATTTTGCGCCCCACTATTCCCGGCGTTTCTGGAGGGTTATGGCTGCTCGTTTGCCGCAATACCCGCATTCGCGGGCCTCAGTAATCTTAGTGTCAATAATGCAGGTGGCGCTGGAGTCAATCTGGTGGCGGGGGTAGAGATACGGAAATTAGCGGCGGGCAACAATATTGATGACGGCTACGATGCGGCCTTCGCCCTAGGCGGTAATGTGGCTCTCGGCGCCGGACTCACAAAAACTTTGGCAGAACTATATCCAACCCTACAGGCCAACCCAGGAGCAGAACCAGCGGCGGGGTTTGCAACATTAAGCCCGATCTACCCGCTATTTAAGGTCAAGTTCTCGCTGACCGTTTTTGGGGCTAATACCGCGACAATGACAGTCGGCACCAACGCGCTTACTGCATTCCAATATTTGACCTCTCTTTCACCAGAAGTGGAAAATATAATCAGCTTATTAAACACGGCGCCAATTGTCTTGGGGGCGGCGGCACCCGAGACACTGGAGGCTACGTTACCAAACCCCGCTTGGCGGTACACGAAACAATTCTATATTGGCAATGGAGGGGAACTGTACCCATTGACAACAGGTAACGGCAGCTACCTGTATCTTCCGTGGGAAGCTCTCCAACAGGGCGCGGTCTAAGGATACATATCCTGCTCCTTTTGGTCCTTAATTCAGCAGCCCCCAGCCAGGTCTTAAAACGCCTGGCTGGGGGTTCTGTTTATTCGGTCCTTTCGCTCGCGACGGGCCTCGAATCTACCGCTTCTCTGAAATCGCAACCCCCGACCCATTGGATGCCTGCCGAGCATAACCCCGGCTCTCGCCCGACCTTCCCCCTCTACACGGAAGGGCGCGGCGGTTTTGACGCGCCATCGCCCCGCTGGTGCGCGCAAGTGTGGAAATCAGGGGAATTGACCAAAGCGGTTTCGTCGTTGCCAAAAGGCTCCGAGGTCTGGATCCCTGTTCCTGCCGACGAGTGGTTGCGGGTCCGTAGTGACCTCGTACCTAACGCCACCTTGGTTTATCCATTGATCGACCGCAAGATTACTAGGGCGATGTGCGAAGCCGACTTTCCAGACGCCCCGCCAAGCCACTGCCTGCATTGTGCGTTCCAGTCTGATACCCAATGGAAGCGGCTCAAAAGCACTCCCGACTTTGAAAAGGTGTGCGCGATGGAAGAATCGCAACATTGGCGCGGTGAGCGCGGTTACTTCCACCCCTCGCTGAAACCTTTGACTGAAATTGATCTCAGGGCGCACCCGGGCGCCTGGGCGAGCGAGTGCTGGGGCTTGTGTGGAAATTGACACCATGCGCTTGATGAGCGCTTAGAAAATGCTTGCATAATACAACAACGTGGCTTTATAAATGCAGCATCGCATTAACACGGAGTTACGCATGCCAGAGACAGCAACCACCGCAGCGAGCACGGCGACAACGCCTGTTTTGTCTGCCGGTGGGGATAGCGGCCAGGCCACGCCTGCCGTAGACACCAAGGCGAGCGGTAAACCAAGTGAGCCTATTTTGAGTGACGGCGGCGCTGCCGCAGTGGACGCAAAGGTAGGCAATGATGCAAAACCTGAACCAGGCAAAGAGGGTGCCGCTGCAAAAACAGCCGACCCTGGCGAGTTCAAGATCGCGCTACCCGAAGGTTTTGTTGCTGATGAGACGCAGCTAGCAGCGTTCACCGCAGCGGCCAAGGATGCAGGGCTCACAAGCGAGCAGGCGTCTAAGGTGGCAGTGTGGGACATTGCGCGCCAAAAACAGGCAGCAGACCTAGCGGTGAAGCAATGGGAAGCCCAAGACGACAAATGGAAGGCCGAAATTGCAGGCGACGCCGAAATTGGTGGCGATAAACTCAACGAGTCTGTCGTTGCCGCGAAGCGCGCATTGCGCGCATTCGGCGGTGAAGCTGTGGTCAAAGTCATCAACGAGTACGGACTTGGGAATCATCCCGAACTTGTTCGGACCTTTGCGCGCATGGGGCGGGCGATGGGCGAGGACAAGTCGGTCAGTTCGCGCAGCAAGGACGCAGGTCCGTTAACGGAGCGTGAACGGCTAGCAAGATTCTACAACAAATCTCAGCCAAATAGCTGACTAGGAATTAACCATGTCTACAGATCGCGCAACACTTTTAGACCTAATTAAAATGCAGGACCCGCAAGGGCGGCAAATGCCGGTGATCGAAAATCTCAATCTCCGCATGCCGATGCTTCAAGACGCACCGGCATTCCCGAGTAACGCTGAGCTGGCAGAAAAAACCCTGCTTCGCAGCAGCTTGCCAACCGTACAGTTCACCCAGCTCAACAAGGGCACCGTCCGGTCTAAGGGCAGTTACCGTGAAACGGTGGACACCATCGCATTCATTGATGGCTTGTCCGAGGTTGACTGTCGCATGCAGAAGGCCAAGGGCGCGGATGCCGTCAATGCGTGGCGTCGCTCTGAGGATAAGGGGTTCGAGGAGGCGATTGCTGAAACAATCTCGACCGCGCTTATCACTGGTGACGAGCAAGTTGACCGCAAGTCGCTCACTGGTTTCTATGCTCGGTTAAGCGCGCTTTCGACCTCGATTTACGGGTCGCAAGTGCATTCGGTCGGTACACCAGGCGGCGGCGACACCACCAGCCTTTTGATTGTTGACTGGGGCCGCGACGGCGCCCACTTGATTTACCCCGAGAAGGGCTCAGGTGTCGCTGGATTGTCCACCGAGGACAAGGGCGAGTTGCCGGTGCAGGACGAGGACGGCAACACGATGATGGCATACCTTACCTGGTACAACTGGATGATTGGTCTTGCGGTCAAGGACCCGCGCCACATCGCCCGATTGGCCAATATTGACCGCAGTGACGCCTTGCTTGAGGTGCCGACTCAGGAATTATTGGTTGACAAGCTCATTGAAATCAATGCTCTGATGCCGGACCCGGCAGGCATGCAGCGGGTTATTTACTGTGACCGCGTTATGTCTGGCGCGTTCCACAAGCAGGCGCTAAATAAGACGAGCAACAGCGCATTGACCATCGAGCAGTACCTTGGCAAGCCGCTGGCGCATTTCATGGGCTGGCCTATTCGTTCGCTGGACTCGTTCCCTGCGACCGAAAGCACCGTGGTCTAAGGTTTGTGTTTTCTTGTTCTTACGTTTGACAATCAAGGCCCGCGCCATGCGGGCAGGAGATAGATTCTTATGATTACAGATCTACAAAATGAATTAACCGCAAGCACCGGGCAGGCGGTTACGACCGGGACGCTGTACGGCTCCAAGCCGTATGACCTAAAGGTTCCAGCGTTCGGTGTTGATGACCCGGCAGTGGGTCATCCGCTCCATGTTATGTGCCAAGCGCTAACCAATGCGGCGGGTTTCACCTCTGTAGACATTGCGCTGATTAATGACACCGATGGGCTTGGCGGCTCGGCGACCGTCTTGGAGACTAAAAACTTCCCAGTAGCATCGTTGACCGTAGCGAACGGAGTGCAGCGCGTCGGGGTTGTGAGCCCAGGCGCTATCGGAGCAGCAACAAAGAGATACCTAACGGCGCGGTTTACGGTCACCGGAACCGGAACCGGGCAGGTCTTGGTGTGGCTGCAAAAGGGTGATTATGTGACCCCTGCAAACGCATCGGGGACTCTGTAGTTTAATCTGCGCCGTGGCTAATGCTCTGCATGGGGCGTTGGCCACGGCGCTTTTCGTGAAGGAATAAAATGCCAAAGTTCATTGTTCCTGCCGACCTCCACCCTGGCGTGTTCGTTGCCGGGGTTGGCACATTCCGCGTTGGTGCGACAATCACCGTGCCAAGCGACGAGCCATTACCGTCACTCAAGCTAATCCCGACCGACAAGGACGGTGTGGCGATGCTAGAGGCAGGCAAGAAAGCGCGCGAGGCGCATTACGCAGCGTTTAATGCTGACCGCAAAAGCAAGGGTGAGAAACCATCGACGCCGAAGCCCATCGTGATCAAGCAGGTCAACGCAGCGGTGATTCAGGGGAAAGAACCACCCAAGGGAAAATCGGCAGAGCAAATCGCAGTCGGCGAGGCGAAAGCAGCCAAGTAACCTAGTCCTGGTTGGAGTAGTCAATGCCGGTATCGGCGACCAAGGTTGATATATGGAACCGGGCGCTTGACCGCATCGGCTCAACCTCGCCCCTTGCAGCAGAGAACGAGGACGACGACGCGCTGGCCCCGTCTGTGTGTCGTAGGCATTACGACGACATCCTAATTGAGGTGCTGGAGTCGCTGCCTTGGGCGTTTGCGCGCAAGCAGGCCAGGCTCAGTCTGCTTGACTCACAAGTGACAACGCCCACCGTTGGCGCTGGCGATGATACGTTTGAGGTCAATCCGGGGTTTATTGATCCATCGCAAGTGACCGTGACGCTTGACGGGGCAACGCTGGTATCGGGAACCGATTACACCCCGACCCCGGCGACAATATCAACTCCTGCGCTCATTATCCTGGCAACACCAGCGGTTGGCGGTGAGACACTCATAATCACCGTGACCACTTCACGCGAGGGGTGGGCGCACGTCTACGCGCTACCGAATGACTACGTTCGTGCGGTGGCGCTACTTCCCGACGACCAGCGCAACGACCAAACGCCGATTGATTCCCGCGTACCGTTTGAGGTTGTGTCTAATGACTTTGGTGATGGCCTGCTGCTCTGTACGGATGACGAGCACGGCGAGGGATTTGACGCCTTTGAGTACATTGCAGCAATAACCGATGTCCGCTCCTACCCGCGCACGTTCGTTGACTGCCTGGCCTGGCGGTTGGCCGTGGAGCTGGCCTATTCCCTGGCTAAAGACGATACGATGGCCGCGCGATGTCAAAAGCATTATGAGTTGTCGTTGTCTAAGGCACGGGCAGCGATGCGCAGCAACGACCGACTACTTGAGCCGCAAACGCCGAGTCTAGCGGCCCGTAATACGGCATCGAGCAACGTGCCGACACGAAATCTGGTATGGCGGCGGTGAAAGAGCGGCAGACATCGTTTGCTGGTGGTGAGTTCGACCCGAGGCTATGGGGGCGCACCGACTATCAGCGTTATGCGGTCGGAGCGAAGCGACTTCATAACTTCTTTGTTGAGCCATCCGGGGCACTAAGTAATCGACCGGGCACTCAGTTTATCGCTAACCTCGTTAAGATTGTATCCTTTGATGGTCCAATAATCAGCAATGCGTGGCTGGTCCCGTTCGTGTTTTCCGATGGCGACGCTATTCTTGTTGTCCACCTGCACCGAGAGATCCGCTTTTTCCGCATGCCATCGTCGGCCCTGCTCCGAGAAAATAACGGCAACTGGAATTTCGCAGATTGGGCCATCGCCATTGACCCGGCGTCGTCGTTCCAAGGCTCAGTTGGCCCACCCTCGCCGTTCCTGCAATTCAGCGAATACAGCACGTCTGACGAAAATGAACTGCCGGCGATACGTACGGCCCAGGTCGGCAATATCCTGACGCACGTTCATCCGAACCACCCACCGTACAACCTGCGCCGGACCTTGCCCGATGGATCGCAATGGTCGCTAGAGCAGTTATCATTCGATGCGCCAGCATTCCCGTCGTATGGTGGCGTGCCGCGTGTTCGTACTAAATATGTCTCCGATAATTTCATTGACGGGGATTTCGATTATATCGGCGATGGCTCATCTCAGTTCCCGGCGCGCGAGTGGCAATGGGCGGTGACAAGGGTGCTGGAGGATTCGCGAGGGAGGCTCTACGAGACGGCGCCGTTTATTATCACGGAGCAGGTATTTAACCGATGGACGCTATGGCGCAGTGGACGGACATATGTCAACTTCGGCGGCAATGACGAACCTTTTGAACTCGTCAGTAATGCCACCAGAAATGGCCCGTCGTCTGGTCCGATTCTTTATAAAATCGTTCGTGACGATAATGACGACACTAACTTTTACGGCGCAACAGGGGCACATGTTGGCAACGAGGACAACCGACCCACCGGGCCAAACGGGGCAACCGAATGGGAGACAGGTGACTGGACAGATTTACCCGGTGGCGCACCAAGGCACTTTGCACCCTTGCCTGAGGATGTGGTTGTTTACCCCGAGCGCGCCGTTACTCTAACATGGCGCACGTATGGTCAATTCGATGGCACGCCATTCGAGGAGCCATCTGCCGGGCCTGACGACCCGCGCATCGTCGCGACGCGCATTTATCGCGGTCAAGAAGGTCGCTTCGGGTTCATTGGTGAGACCAAGGATACATCCTTTGTCGATGAGGGCGCAGAGCCAGACTTAGCCAACCCACCGCCAGCAGGTGTCAATCCGTTCGCCGTTCTCAACCAGGATGGTGGGGTTATTAGGGTGGAAAATCCGCGCACTGTCGCCTATTGGCAGAATCGCCGGATCTTTGGCGGGACCACCGAGCGCCCAGCGTTTTTGTGGGGCTCAGCCGTTGATGAATATAATAATTTTGACCCAATCATCCCGGCAGATGATGCGGACTCATGGTCCACCGAGATAGCCAGCAAAAAGCTTGAATCGATCCGAGGGCTTGTCCCTCGTCGCGAACTACTCATCATGTCGGCGTCGTCGGAGTGGGCGCTAACGGGGTCCAACGGTGAGCTGGTGACGCCGAACAGCATCGCGGCCAGGGCAACAACAAAGCATGGTTGTGCGGAAATCGACCCAGTGGAGGTGCAAAACTCGGTATTGTTTATGAGTTTCAAGGGCACAATTCCATGGGCCATTGTCTACAGCGATGAGAGCGGTGGCTATCGTGAAGTAGACATTAGCAAGCAATCGCGTCACCTATTCCGAGGGCACACAATCATATCGTGGGCGTACGCCGAAGATCCCTATGGTGTGCTATGGGTTGTGCGGGACGACGGTGTTTTGTTGTCGCTCACCATATCTCTCGAAGATGAAATGGTTGCATGGGCGCAGCACGAGATCGCAGGCGGCACGGTCGAATGTGTTGCCACCATCCCCGAGGGGACAGAGGACGGCGTTTATCTGGTCGTTAACAGGACGCACACCGCGAGCGGCCTACCACTGCGCAGCTTGGAGCGCATGGCCACGCGTGAGCTGTCCGATATTCGCCGCGCCGTGTTCCTTGATGGCTCAATCACAAAGGGCCTGAGCAACACAGGCGAAACGCTAGAGTATATCGCCGGCGAAACCACGGTTAGCACCGAGACGACTGTAACCATGCCCACCTTTACGTTCAGGGATGCGGCAGGCGCGGCGGATGCCGGAGCAGTCGATGTTGGAGATGTGTTGCATGTGGAGGATTCAGCCGGGGGCGAGCCGGGCAGATTACAGGTCGCGGAAAACATCGGCGCCGGTGTATTTCGGTGCGCAGTGCTGGCGACTCTGCCTGCGGGTGTTTTGACTGGCCGACACCAGTGGACGAAATGCTTTAGTTCGCTGACAAACCTAGACCACCTTGAGGGTCGCGAGGTTATGGCGGTCCTCGACGGCAATGTTGCGGGCCCATTTACGGTGTCTGGTGGGTCCGTGAATTTCACCAGCGAAGAAAACCCGGTGTTTGCCGCTATTGCGACCGTAGGCTTGGCGTACAGCGCCGAATTTGAATCACTTGATATTGTGGCCGATAAAACTAGGCGCAAGATAGTCAAACAAATTCATATCGAAACAGACGGCGCACGAGGCGGTGAAATCGGACCAATTCTCGATGACAAGATGGAGGAAATACGACCACGCAAGATCGAGCACGCCTATGCGCCAATTCCACTGCAGCGCGACGAACTGCTGATGAAGGTTTCCGATCAGTGGAAAGACCAGGGGTCTGTTGCTTATCGACAATCCAATCCGCTACCGATTACGATTCTCGGAATTACTCGCGATGTTGAGGTTGGGGGATGATGATCAGCAGGACTGCAGCGACAGCCTGGCATGCGCTACAGCTTGCGCCGCGCGTGCGCGAGGTGGAAAGAGCCGAGGTTATGGCCTCTCACGGTGAGACTGTGCTGCACGCACTCATGCGCGGGATACGTGACAGCGATGAATCTACGGCGGTTTATTTCGATGGCGAATTGGCGTTGATTTTTGGCATCGAGAATATACCGCAGCCCAATTCTGTGCTCAGCGTACGCACGGGCGGTGTATGGATGCTTACAACGGAATTGGTTGAGAAATATCCCAAGACATTCTATCGGGCCTGTAAGAGCGAGATTGCCGAGTTGCTGGGCCGATGGGACATCCTGACTAACGCGATTGATATTCGCCACAACAAAGCGATTCGGTGGGCCACACACCTCGGGCTACCCCTAAGGAAACCTGAGCCGATACGCGACGGCGGCGAGCCATTTAGCTGGTTCTCTGTATCGAAGGAGGATCTAACATGGGCGCACCAGTAGGCGCGGCAGGGATCGGCCTGACGGCCATAGGTACCGGCGTAAGCATTTATTCACAAATACAGCAGGCCAAGGCGCAGGAACGGATGCTGCGAAACCAAGCGCAGGTTGCCGCATGGCAGCGCTCTGACGTACTAAGGCAGGGCGCAGAGCAGGCGTCTATGGCTACGGCGGCAGGGCGTCAAGCAAGCGCAGGGGCGCTTGCGGCAATGGGGGCCAATAATATTGAGTCAACATCAGGCTCGGCGCGCAACATATTCGCCATGAATGAAGTTGAAGCCGCACGCGATGCGGCCACGATTAAGGCCAATGCGATACGCCAGGCGTGGGGTATTGGCGTTGAGCGTCGTGGCGCCCTCGATCAGGCTAAGCGCGTGCGCCGCGACGCCATCCTTGGAGCATTGGGGACCGGGTTAAGCGGCCTCGGGTCGATAGGGGCCCAGGGCTACGGGATTTACAACCGACAGGCACCAGCGGTGAAGGAATAGGTATGCCGATCCGCGTGCCGCGATACGAGCGACGAGTTGGGGAGCAGGGTATTCCCACTGTCAACACAGGCGGATCTGTCGGTAGCGGTGGGGTTGACCTCGGGCGAGGAATAGCAAGCTTCGGACAAAGCATTGCCCAGATTGGCGCCGCATCACAGCAGCAAGATATCGAAAACCGCGAGGCCGAGCGCCAAAGACGCATCGCTGAAGAAACGCAGATTATGGAGGCCGATGCCATCGCCAACGATGCGGAACTAGCCATAACCGAGAATGTGAAATCCCTTACGCCTGAGCAGGTGGGGTTAACACGACGGCGCACCGCAACGCAAACCATGAGCCTTGCCGAGGCATCACTAAGGGGCCCCGAGGTATTCCAAGCTCGTCTTAATGCCCCGGTCGATAGGCCGCGCGCGGATTATGTGGCGGGGACCGAGGACACGGACCCGGTTGACCCGATCAGTAGCGCCATCGGTAATTACAGGACCATCCTTGAACACACGCTCAAAGGAATAAAGAGCCCCGCTGCGCAAGTGCGTTTCCGCTCGGTCATTAACGACCGGCTGGCCAAATTCGAGCAGATGGCCAATGCGCATTATGTCGCACAGTCCAAAGTTGCAGCTGACAATGCAATGGCCTCAGTGGCCGCAAGGAGAGCGCAAAGCAGCGTTGCGTCAGCAGTTGATGGTGACGTGGCATCTGCCATGAACCATATCGAATTTGGTAAACAAGCGATTATCGCGCGCCACGAAACACAGGGGCTTGATCCGACCGTGGCCGTCATTGCCTACGACAACAAAGCAATACCTGACGTTGTAGACGCCCTGGCGTCGAATGGTTTTTTGAATGAGGCAGACGCGGTATTGCGTGGTAACAGCAAGAAGATCGACCAGCAGACTGCTGCTCGTTCGCGGTTTGCGCTCGATAAGCGCATAGATGAAGCGGTATCCACTGGACTTGCGAACGAAGCCGCAAATCAACCAACACCGGCCCAAGCAACCGAATGGCTAGATAAGCAATTGCAATTCATGGGCCGCGACATTACGGCACAGCAGCGGGCGGCGGCGTTAGATAAAACCACCGGAGCCATTGCCGACAGACGGCGCGCGGATATTCAGGCAGATAGGCCAGTCGTTAATGCGCTCCTGCTGGACTTACAGGAGGGTAACTTCTTTTCGGAGGCAGACCCTAGGATCGTTGGCCTGCGCCTGGATGAAAATCGAGAGCGTCTATTGCGTGCGCTAAACCGCGAGCGGCGTATTCGATCTGGAAAAATTAAAGGTACAACGCAAAAGCAAATCGACGACGCCGGAGTGCATTGGTTCCAATCGCGCCCAATGGATGAGTGGCTTGGGCTTGAATTGCTCGGGGTGCCAGAGCTTGAAGGCGTAAGCTCCGACGGGTTCAATAGGATCATAGCGCTACGCGAAAGGCTGCGAGAGAAGCAGGCGAAGGCGGCGCAGCTCACGGCTGCGGAGTTCTCGAAGCTTGCAAAAGACCGCGTTGCGGCGATGAGACTACCGAGAGTTGAGCGCGATAGGCTTTTCAACGCGGCCAATAAAGCCTTTATAGAGTTCGAGGGTGTTCATGGACGCGCGCCGATGCTGCGCGACGCAGGACCAATCCTTGATGAAGCCGGGCTGGCGGTAAAAAAGAGGGGACTTGGATTGCTCGACAGAATAGAGCGATTGATAGGACTTTCACCGGACGACCAGGAGGCGTTAATAGAGGGCAACCGGGCTCAGCAAACGCGCCAGACGGCTCCCGCGAAAATCAAAGTCAGACGCGCACCGAACGCGGAAGTCACACAGATAGACGCCCGCAATGCAGCCGGCGAGGAAAACTGGCCGAAGTACAAAGCGAAATACCCCGAAGCCGTGCTTGTGAGTGAATAATGGCCGACGAGTTCAATGAGGCGCCGGTTGTAGACCAAGCACCCGATGATGAGTTTGGCGAGACCCCTGTGCCAGTGCCCGAGCAGGACTACAACATCGAGTTCCCTACCGAGTTCATTGGCGCCGACTTCGAGCTTGGCGGCGAACCCGTAAGTGCGTTCACGTATGAGGTGCAGTCCCCTGATTTTGTCAGCATTGAAGGCGATGAGGTTGCCGACAACTTCGCCGCTGACCTATTCCGCACAGCATTCGATGAAGCGCCAAGTCGGGCAGCCGGTGTCTATGAACTAGCCCGGCGCACGGGGCACAGCCCGTCAATTATCCGTAATTCATACGACCAATGGAAAGCCGATTACGAGTCGCGCGGGCGTAATCCTGTGGCGTGGCGCAAGGCCAACCCGCAGCACTACCGATTCCTATCCCGAAGGCCACAGATGGCCGGGGCGATACTTCGCGATGAAAAGGTGCGCAAATTCATCGATGACAACAGCAGGCCGCCCGTGGTGCGAATTGGCGGCCCCGGCGCCCGCGTTCTTGGTGTTGAGCGCGGCAGGCAGGTGGAGACGACCGAAACCGTAGCGCGGCAACCACTACAAAGCCTTGGTTACGCCAGAGCGGTTGCAGACACGGTGCGCCGCAAGGGCGAGGAGTTGGCGATTGCCAAGCTTGGAACGCGCCAATTGTTTCACGATCTGCGCGATCCTGGCTCCGACGCGGCATGGGATTTACGCAACGAACGACTTGAGCGCGCGCAAGCGCTCGGCCTGCCTCCCGAGTATGGCGTTGGCGCGGTGGGCTCGGCTGGCCTATTCGCGGCTGGTGCGGTGTCACAACAGCGTGACTCGCTGAAGGCATTATTTGGCGGCCTGCTCGCTGGCGGCGCTGTCGGTGCAGCAACGCGCGACGTTGATAAGGCGGCTAAGGCGGCCATTATAACATCAAAGGTGCTTGGTGCTGGCTTGTCGCTGGAGTCTGAGACTGGCGGCGCATACCAGGAATTTAGCGATATGACCGACCTGGACGGCAGACCGATACGCCCGGAGGTCGCCGCTGCGGCGGCTATTACCTACGGGGTGTTTGCTTCAGCCGTTGAGACAATGACGATCGGCGCACAGGCCGAGAGTATCGTTGGCGGACAGGCCAAGAAAGCGGCGGCCCGCCAATGGTTCGCGTCGGCGCTCAAAGATAAAAACATGCGCAGCGCCATAGCTGGCCTTGGGCGCGCAATCAGTGAAAACGCCAAACGCGAGGGCACCGAGGAATCCGTGCAGGAATTGGCACAGATCGCCGCTGGATACTGGGCGCGTGCAGGGCAGTCTGGTAAATTGCCGACCCCTGATGTTGTCGGAACCGCCGAGCGTATCGGTGAGGCTGGGGTGGGCGGCGCCGTTGGCGGTGGTTTAGGGATTGGTGGGTTCCAGGCCGCTGCAAATTTTGGCGTTGAGTCTGGGCGTATCTACCAGGCGCGCAGCGACGCCAAGCGGGTAGGTGACCTAACCGGGCTTATGCGCTCCGAGGTGGCCGGTGCGGCGCCGTCTGGCATGGCTGACTTCATCGCCGAGGAAACAGCGCGTACGGGCGACCGGGTGACACATATTTACCTTGACCCCATTAAAATCGTTGAGGGCGCGATTGATGAAGGGCTCGATGCCCGCGAGGTGGCGACGGCGCTGCTTGGTGAGGGTGGGGCCGAGCGACTCAGCATGGCCCTGGCTGAGGCCGGTGATTCGCCTGGGACAACCAACACACTAGAGGTGTCCGTTACCGAGGCGCTCCAGGCCGCGCAGAAGCCATTCTTTGAGCGGCTTAGCCAACACGTAGCGTTGCGCCCCGGGGGCCTGACGCCAGCGCAATCTGAGACACTAAGCCCCGAGCAAGTCCAAGCCGAGGCGCAGCGACTTGCCGAGATGACAGAGCAGGAAATCGACGCCGAGGAAGGTCCCTTTGTACGCAAGTACGTGTCAGCGCTCAAGGACCAACTGCGCGAGGCTGGGCGCCCCGCACACGAAATTGCCAACTTCACGACCGTCTATCGCGCCATGCTTCGTCAAATATCCAAGGCATTCGATAAGGATGCCGAGGGAATTGTCCGGCAAAACCTGCTTCATTTTCGCGGGCCACAGAAAACAGGCGTGGATGTTGTTGGATTGAAACCAGCCGAGGCCATTAAGGCGCCTGTCCTGTTTAAGTCCACTGACGACGCATGGTCCTGGTTTAACACCATCGTACCGGCCGGTACTCCGACACCGACAGAGGATAAGCGGTGGGTCGCCGCTGGCCCTGGCGCGCACATTGAAGCGCCACCAGGAGAAGGTTTGCTTGATACTGTCAGCGAGCACCTTGGCCTGCGCGGACGTGACCGCATTGGTTCATTCCGTGAGGCATTTGAGCGGCTCATGGATCTTGAGATGGACTTTGACACCGGCAAGCGCAAGAAACGCAAGGACAAGGAGACCATCGAGGGTAGATCTGAGCGTGTGTTCGGTATCCTCAAGCAGGTCCCCGGCGCCGAAAGCCTCGCCATGCCTAACGAGTGGATTGAATACGAAACGCAGCGCAAAGCGCACACTGAGAGCCGGAGTCAGCAAGAGGAGTTTTTCAAGAGTATCGAAGCGCAGGACCCGAGCGTGTACGAGTCCGCGAAGACTGATGAGCCGGGCGATGCAGTGGAGCCCGATGCGCCGGTCGATGTGTCTTTTGACCCGAGCGAATTTGAGAGACCAAGCGCTTATGATGTGAGTGAGGAATTGAAACAGGAGCCGACAGGGCCTGGCCCTGTTTGGTATTCCGCTGTTGAACGCGCCGTGCAAAACGCCAAGCAAGAGAAAAACACACCGCAGGCTTGGCTTGCCGCTATCCTGAAAACACCAGGCGTCAAAGAAGAAGAAGTCGAATGGCTTGGGCTTGAGGAGTGGCTAGGCCAGCAGGGGCGGTCGGTGTCGCGCGATGACGTGCTTGGGTTTATTGCGGCGAATCGAGTCGAAGTTAAAGAGCAAGTGCTTGGCGGGAACTCGCTAATCGAGGACGATATTTTGGCCGGGCTTGATTCGATACGTGAATCGGTCAACGCAATGGGCGAGTTATCATCGATAGTCGTTTCGGCGATAAACAAAGCGATAATGGGGGCAGAAACCGAAATAGAAAGGAATGACCCGGATTCGCTGGTGGATTACCTAACCAGCCTAGAGCAGTTAACAGCCAGTCAATTTGGCACTGATCATAAGGCAAGTGTTTTGGCCGCCAGTATAAGGACGGCGGCGGCGCAGCTTAATGATCCGGCGCGGCATGAAAAACAATGGACGCTTAAAGGGCATCAGCGGGGCTCATACCGGGAGCTTCTTTTTACTGGCGCGGCGGCTGGCGAGAAAATAGCGCCAGGCTTCGAGGTGCCTGTGCATTTCGGGGAAACACGCGGCGTGCTTGCCCACGCCAGGATCAGCGAACACAGAGACGAATCTAGCAATCCGGTGCTTTTCATTGAGGAAATTCAGAGCGACCTGCATCAAGAAGGGCGAGAACGCGGGTATGTTGGCGATAATATCGCCGAGCAAAAAAGACTCATCCAGGCGGAGGTTGATGCGGACGAGGAACGGAAAAAGGCCGGCGTGGCTCTTGGTGAGTTTTTCACGAAAACCATTGGCGACCCAGGTTGGCCGAGCGTGGACTACCCACCGGGGCTCTCGTTGCTGGCCTCATGGGCGCGGCAAACCGAATATCATGATACCGGGGCGTGGCCTGCGGTTATGGGGACAGACCAGGCGCTGGCGACAACAGGCGAACAACGATCCGAACTTCTTAAGTTATCACTTGAGTATGTGCGCGCCGGAGACCGAGCCATGCGTGCCTTTGACGCATTAAGCAAGCCGAGCGGTACACCCGACGCCCCCTTCAAAGCAACTTGGGAGGAAATGGTCACCAAGCGCCTGGTGCGCTGGGCTGTTGATAATGGCTACAAAAAAATTGGTTGGACTACGGGCGCTCAGCAAGCAGATCGGTACGCCCTGGCGCAGCACGTGGAGCAGCTGCTTCTCCTAAGTGGGGCAGAGGGGGCGGGCGAGATATTTCCTGCCGAGCTAAAGGTTCGCACGGCCGACCGAAGCGAACAAGAATTTGATATTGCCAGCGCCGACGATCTGGCGCGCTATATAGGGAAAGATGGCGCCACTGAACTGATACAGGGAAAGGCAGAGGCGACAGGGGACGGTAGTTGGGTGCGCGAGCTTAACCCCGAAGATATGAAGGTAGGCGGCGAGGGAATGGCCCAAGCCTACGATAAACGCATACCCGGGATCGTCAATAAGCTATTCAAGAAGCACGGTACACAGGCCAGCAAAATCATCATCGACGGCGAGGGCGGCAAGACGCATGAGGTTTGGGGGATCGACATCCCAGAGCAAATGGCGGCCCAGGTTAAGGCCACAGGGTTCCCGCTGTTTCAGTCAGACAAGGCCGACCCAAACGACGCACGCGGCTACATCGAAATACTGCGCACAGCCTCCGGTAGGTTCTTTGACGTGTTCCTCGGCAAGCGCGCCGACCCTACCACAGTTATGCATGAGCTTGCGCATGCCTATCTGGAAATGCTCCCGTCGCTAACAGGGCACAATAACGCGCCGGGGCAACTAATCAACGATTACGCCGCAATACTGAAGTGGTTGGGCGCGAAACCCGGCGACACTTTGACGGTGGCGCAAAAGGAAAAATTCGCACGCGGGTTCGAGGCGTACATCATGGAAGGAAAGGCGCCGAGTACCCGCCTTGCCGCTGCATTCCAGTCCATGAAGCTATGGTTTGTCCGCGTGTACAAGTCGGTGCTTGATTTGAATGTCGAGCTTGATGATAAAATCCGCAGCGTGTTTGACCGCATGCTTGCCTCTGAATCAGAGATTGCGACGGCGAAAGCGGCGGCGGGGCGCGACCTTACGCCAAATGTGTTTGACCTTGGCGACGACATGGGCGCACAGGAGCGGGTCGAATACCTAGAGGCCCGCATGGAGAACAGCACCATGCTTGCAAAACGTGCGCAGCGCTCAATCCTCGAATCGCAGGAGCGCGCGACGAAAGCATTTAAGTCTGATCTATTCAAGTCGCTCAAGAAACAAGCCGCTGACGAATACGCGGCACGCCAAGACGTGAAGGCATGGCGCTTTGTGCGCAACGGCGAAACCACTGCCGAGGATGGCACAATCACGAAGGATAAAAACCTCGGGCGCTTCGATGCCCAATGGTTTACCGACCTCGTTGGGCCAGATCATCCCTTGGAAAAGAAGCTTATCGGGCGCATTGTGCGCAACGGCGGCGAGCACCCAACGGCGATAGCTCAGGCGATGGGCTACAGGACCGGCAAGGAATTGATTGAGGCTTTATCTGCCGTGCCTGACAAAGACGAGTGGGTGAAGGCGCGAGCCACGGAATTACTTGCCGCCGAGGAGCCGGTGATAGCCTCGGAGCTAGCCGGGATACAGTCAAAGCTACAAGAAACGCTTCACGAAGATGACGGCGTGCAATCATTACTCAAGGAAGTTGCGAAGCTGAAACGCAAGGTCAAAACACCGGCGCAGATTGACGCCGAACTACGGCGCGCTAAAACAGACGACAAGCGCAAAGAGGCCGAGGAAAGAATCAATGCATTCAATGCCGATGCGAGTCTTGAGTCGGTGCAGGCTGCTGCCGCTGCGATTGCGGCAACACGAAGCATTGGACGCCTGCGCACCGACTCAGTTCTCAACATGGAGCGCGCCGAGGCAGAAAAGGCAATGGTCGCAGCAGCGCGTGGCAACTACCGCCTCGCCTTAATCCACAAGCAAAAACAGCTCATTAACCTCTACCTGTACCGATACCTACGAGAGGCGGAAAAGCTGCAACGCGACTTGCGTAATCGCATCAAGCAATTCTCACAAACCAAATATGCGGAGCTATTCGGGCGCGGTGGCGATTCCATGCGAACGGCCTACCAGCACATAATCAACGCAACGCTACCCATTGAGCAGCGCGAGGTTATTGACACTGATCTGACGCTAGACCGCGCCCTGGCGAAAATCTCCGAGGTTGAGGGCCTGTCTTTTGACGATACGCGATTAGTCAAAATCGTCAACATGATGCCGATGGAAGGCTGGCCGGCCCTCCCTGTGAACGATGCGCGGCTACTTCGCGATGCATTGGTTGAGCTATACCACGTCGCCAAGGACCGCGACTCGATTATGCTTGCGGGAAAACGCTTGCGCATTGATGACGCCGTAAATCGGATCGTCGATGAGTCGGGGGAGCGCCACGACTTTGGTGCGGCCGACAAACAGGGCTACCTGATGAAGGCGC